TCATTCTCATTATCGTTATCATCTTCGTCATAGTCTTCTTCTTCAAATTCATTTTTTTTTATTTTTTTATCTATAAAGTTGGAAATATATTCTTCAGGCGTCATTTGAATCTCCAAATCCGTCATGTTTTTAAGGAGCTCCTTTTTATCTTGAAAGAGTTGCATCAACTGTTTCTTGCAACGGTCCATCTTGTAATCTATACCACGCAACTGATTTTTATTCTTTTCATTTCCATTGTATCCGAGACACGTGCGAGGACGCACATACGATGGATACAAAAATCCATCCGATAAAGTCAAAGCAATCGCCAATAACCATGTATACTGCATATAGATAGATTGAAAACATGGGTTTAAATGATTTATTATATCTTTCCCTTTATAGAAGCAATCACGTCTTGTTTTACCCGGTCCCAATTGAGTCGTTGAAAGACAAACTGATGAGCATTTTCAGTTATTTTGATGCATTTGGCTTCGTTGTGAATACACCATTCTATCTTGTCATTCAAATCGGAAAAATCATTCTCCACCGGAACATAATGTTCCCATTCCTGTAGTTCGTCATAATACCATTGTTTCCATTTGGATTTGGTTTTCAATAAAACCGACCCGGAATAGAGCTTCCAAACCGTGGCGTCCCATGTATTACTAAATCCGTCAATATCCAAGATGTATTTGTATTTCAGTTGCTCCTCCATGGATGTTTTTTTATCTTCAAAATTAACTTTTGGGAAACGATTCTCTTCGTAAAGTTTTTTAAAGTATTTGCGCTGATTCAGTCCATCTTTACCGTCCGTGTTGAAGAAATTGTGATTGGTACCATTGTCTAGATTTCCTCTCCAAATACACAAGGGTTCTTTGTTTTGATAATACACTCTTGCTTTGTCAATCTTTGCAAACGTATCAGAATATCCTTTTTGTTGGATATAATGAATGTCTGGAAGTAAAACCGTATGTTTGTCATTTATTTTTTTACACATTGCAAAAATGGTTTTCTTTTCGTGAAAAATGGGGTATTTGTCTGCTCCAATCGTTTCTTCTATAAATTGATTCGGTTCATAACTCGTGGGTACAATGTCTGTCATTTCTCCTTCTTTAAATTGTGTATTTTCCATGTATCCATCAAACGGGCACATGAGAATATAATACTTAGAGTTTCCTAACGAAGGATGTAGCTCATCCATCCAATAGGTTAACAACTTTTGACCGTTGTCTGTTTTGTTTCCATGGGTTTTATAGCTGTTCTCTTCTATACCTAAAGCAAACAAATTCATGGGTAAAGGTATCAAGCTTGCATCGTATAGTTGATTGAATTCTTCCAACGTTACGGAAGTGTTCTGAAAGGGTTCGTGTACAGAAGTAAAGTAAAGTATACATAGAATGACAATACACGCCACGATTAAAGAGATTATCATATATTCTATAATGATATGATAATCATTGCGGTCATTCTTTAATTTCTTTGCTGAATGGTCACGGCGTTTTATCTTTTCTCCTTGAGGTTTTATCCCACACTATTATATGATTCGTTGGATAATTCTTATGTTACTCCTTTTATTTATTTTTATTGCATTCCGAAAAAAAAAAGAAGGCATGTGTGAAATACCCGCCAATCTATTCCAGACATGGAAGAGTAAGATTTTGCCTCCGTATATGAATGCCTGTGTTTCACGTCTGAAGAGACAAAACCACGAATTCAAACACTATCTTTTCGACGATGACGATTGTCGTGACTTTATCGCAGAACATTTTGACGAAAAAGTATTGTATTCTTTTGATGCTCTCTTACCAGGTGCTTACAAAGCCGACCTTTGGCGTTATTGTGTATTGTACATTCGTGGAGGCATTTATTTGGATATCAAATACGAATGTTATCATAATTTCAAACTAAACACCTTGTTGGATAAACCTCATTATGTGTTAGACCGAAAAGAATATGCCGCGCCAGGGTCCGTGTTAGTGTACAATGGATTCATTGTGTCTCCTGCAAAGAATCCTGTACTCAAAATGTGTATTGAACAGATTGTACAAAATGTAGCAAATCGTGAATTTGGCTACAATCCATTGTATCCTACTGGACCTGGGTTACTCGGTCAAGTCCTTGGGAAAGACAAAGATATAGATTTAACCTATAGTTCAGATACAAAATACATTCTGTTGGATAGAAAAAAAATTCTGAAAATTTATCCAGAATACAGAGATGAACAAAACAAATTACAACCAGGAAATCATTATCATTTTCTATGGAAACAAGGTCTCATTTATCAACCGTAATCCATACGCATCCGGGCATAGTCCATCCCGGACATTTCCATCATGTGTTTTGCAGCTTTGTCAAGACCTTCTGTTTTCATCACATGGAAAGCAGTCTCATTCAGTTGTTCAGATGGTTTTTCATAGGTTCCACCGTTGGCCTCACTTTTTTGAGTCCATGTTTTTTTTATCCACTCACACACCTCGGGTGGAAATTCGTAACGTGCCGCTGTATACTCCATGTCCACTGTCCGTAGGTTTGGAAAGTTGAGATTGAGCCACTCCATGTTCTACAAGAATAGAACAGATTGTATCTATATTCCTTTTTACCGTTCGTTCAATTTTTTATTTTTATTCAGACGCGGTTCTACATCTTAAAATCTTTCTGCACATGGGTCAAAAGGATTTGAACATTCTTTTTCATGACGCGAAGGTCTTCCATTCGGTCGTGGTCTTCCGTCTTTTTCATTTTTTGGTCTATGGCCATGTGAATACGATAAAGAGAATTCACATAGACTTTGACTTTGTCCGTCATCCCATATTCCTTAGCCAAGACCATCCATCCTAATTTCTCGAACATGCCTTTGTACCATTTGTTTAGACCCTTAAAGGTCGTTTCGCAACAGGTTCCCGGAATTTTAATCTTACGCGTCCTTGTATTTTTCATATAGAGTAGGCACAGATTAATACTTTCTAGACTTCTTGGATTTGCGCTTTTTACGCTTTCGCTTTTTAGATTTTCCACCAAACCAACCTAATCCATTTTGTACTGCACTAATGCCTGTACTTCTTGTATTATGTTTTTTTCTATAATTTGTATTTTGAGAATTCGGGGTTTTTACAGGAACGCCACTGTTAGTATTATTTTTTCTACTGAAAAAAGATGGAAACCACGACGTCTTATTCCTAATTTGTTGGGTAGGAGGTGGGTTTTGTGGTCTGGGTTCCAAAGCCCTATTCTTTGAATTATACTGTTCATAAATTAAACTAGACTGCGTATTGTATTGTTCATATTCAGGAGATTGCATACTCTTTATTTTTTGTGAATGTGCAACACACAGTTGGGTCAACACCTTCATTTCTTCGCTCTCATTTTTACTGTCCTCTTCTGGTAAAGCGGTATCTTTAATAGTTGAGTCGTCTGCAATTATCATTCTTTGACCAATTTTGTTTATCTTAGGTCTGTCATCACCTACATAATAGCCTCTCACAAGATTTTTTTCAGCAATTAAAGCATATAATGTAGGAGTTTCACCCGTAGTATAAAATAATATATTTCCAGGACTCTTTTGTTTGTCAATAAAATTTCGAATACTATGTATTTTGTAACAAACTAAAAGAAGAGGGATATCACGTATATCCGTTTTTAAATTTGCACGATTTATGATAAATGCTTCATAACTATCTTTTGAATCATCCATTTCAGATTCACCTTTTTTATACCCAATCAATACTTCAATACAAAACTTTTTGTCTCTTTCTAAATATTGTTCATAAGGGTGTTTGAATTCAGCACCATTAACGATTTGAATGTTTTGCATATATTATAACATAATACTTTAATATATTTTCACCACTTGAGAGACTTCTTGGTTTTATTACGGTATCGTTTATGCTTTTTTGTACCTCCTGTACTATATTTAAGTAACACCAATTTTAAGTTTTTTAGTCTTTCCGTTTCAAATTGGTCATACACGTCAAACACATCTTTCTTATACTTCTTTGCAAAATGTATACATGTCTCATTGGTTGATTGAAATTCTTTCATAAACTCTCTAAAAGTTTCCTTGCCTGTACTGTTGAATTGTTTATTAGCCGGGGTACCTTCTGTTGTGATTTGTGTATAATAATCCATAGCCATCGTTCCTAATGGAGTATATTTACGTTTAGTAAAATAATTTTCAAAATAAAATAACTTATTTGCGGACCTTATCGTTGAACCTTTAAGATAATATTTCTTGAGGTGGTCTTTTTTTAAAGTAATTTTTTCTTGGTCATAATAGGAGGTATATTCAAAAAAGTCTGTTGAAGAAACTAAACTGAAGCATACCGGCCTATCTGTATCTGACCCATATTCTACCACATATTTTACACGTCCTGCAAATCTATATAAAAGGGTTCTATAACACAGTAAGAATTTATTCTCTGTTATGCCATCTATGTTAACATCTAGGTTACCTACTATGACGGCTTCGTGCCATATATTATAAGTTACATCTTCTATTAATACTTCCACTTTGAAGCGATTGTCCTCCAAATACTTATCATAGGCCATTCTACGTTCGCCCTCCGTGGTTTCAAGTTCCTGCATCATTTCTTCATCCTGAAGAGTTTCCATTAAAATAGCCTTATATTTACTTATATCATCAGATTCTTTCGGACATTTTCTTTGTTTTATTTTTCTTTGTTTTATTACGGTATCGTTTATGCTTTTTAGATGTACCACCCATAACTGAAACTGACTTTGTTGCACTTGCACCAACTTCAGCTAAACCTGTTCCAGATGACTGTTGTATCGCTTTAGGTATAACTTTAGGTATAAACTGTTCTAACCGTTCCGTTTCTTCCCCAACTATTTTTTTAAACTCTGTTTCACGTCCAGTCTCTTTCATGAATTCTTCAAACATTTGTTTTCCGCTATTGCAAAATTGTATATGTTCAGGTGTTCCTTTTTTTCTTATTTTGTTTGCATATTCCGCGGATAGTTTTTCAACCTCAGTTTTTTTATTCAGACCAAGTGTTTTTGAATAACTACTTATAAGCGGATGCTCTTTTGCATATTGCATCATGGACTTATTTTCTTTTATTATTGGAGTATCTGGTTTGTCCAAGTTTTTATAAGAAATTCTTTCCTGGGCATAACCGGATGTGATAGGTTCAAAATCATCACGAGAAACTAAACTAAATTCAATCCATTTAAAGTCACCAAAAAAAACATTGTTATATGACTTATCTTTCACTTTATTATTAGCCAAAAAAGCAGCGGCATTTTTCCAATATGTTTTCCCTTTCTCATTAATTCCATACGTTTTATAACAAAGTAAGTATTTATCGCCGATTTTATCTACGACGATGGCTTCACATATTGCATCAGTTGTAGCAAAATAACCACCTTCTATGAGTACTTCTGTTTTATAACCGTTTTTATTTAAATACGCGTCATACTCTTCTCTAACGGAAGGTTCCATATAAAATAACAAAATATTTATTCCGTCTTGATAAACTGGACAATCATCGGGAACAACGGCTCAATAGCGTGTGCACAGGCGATGGCGACCTCGCGATGTTCTTTTTGGGTATCTTCACCTGAACGAGACTGGATGTAATGAATCCACGAACGAAGCGTGCCGTTCATGTACATGCGGGTTTTCGTAAGTCCTTCCGGCAAGACGACCCGGGCTTGTTCTTTTGCAATCCCATTTTGAATGGCCCAAGTATAGGCTTGATGAGAAGAAAGAGAAGCCATATGCTGCATTTGAGCCCATTTCTCTTTTAATTCAGAATTTTGAGTTACCAAGCTATTTTGCCTATTTTTGGTGTCTTGCATCCTCGCTTCCCGAACATGAAAATCCAAACTCGGTGTCGCATAACGCTGAGAGAATTCTTGAAACGAAAAAGACCGATGTCTCAAAATTTGACGAGCAATGTCACGCGAGGTTTCAATCTCCAAACAGAGACTTACCATCTCAAAGGGCGACCAGTGTCCGTGGTCCATCAAATACTTCAACAACTTCTGGTTATTTAGGTTGTTTTCTTGACTCGTTGGATTAGAGACTCGTGCACAATAGGCAACCTGTTCTTCCAGATTCTTTTCATCGTTATACGAAAAACTGATGACCTTCATTGTATTCTTACTTCACTTGTAGAAATCACTTTATACACTTCTAAAAAAATAATAAGTAAATATATATGAGTTCCAAGAAATGTACCTTTAACCCTGAAAAAGCAAGAATGGCTGCTGAAAATGTGCGTTCTTACATGAAACTTCGTGGTCAAGACTTTGATGTAATGGTTGAGGAATCCGATAAAATACTAAGAAGTTTATCGGAAGCCGAATTGAAGGCGGTGGTCAAGGAGTTTGATGCGTTTGCTCGTAGCATCAAGCATTTTCCAAAGGGGCAGCTGAAAGAAGTGGCCGACAAAGTAGTCTTTTCTTCTAACATGCGCGTACCCGGTCGGACGGTTCACCTAAATCCTCGTCGTAGTATTTTTGTGAGGGGTGGAACAACCGACATGCCCGAGATGACCGATGCAGAGATTCCTGAAATGACGGGCGGAGAACACGAAGGTGAGTATACAGAACCACCTGAAATGATGGGCGGAGACAACGAAGGCGACTATACAGAACCGCCTGAAATGATGGGCGGAGACAACGAGGGTTTGGGTGACCTGTTTGGTGGGTCATCTCAACGCGGAAGAAGCCGAAGCCGAAGTCGCAGTGTCAATAGTCAAGGAAGTAATCACACCCACCGCAGCCACAGCAGCCACAGCAGCCACCGCAGCCATCGCAGCCATCGCAGCCGTCGTAGCCGTAGCCGTAGCCATCATATGGGTCCTCAAGGACACGGACTCATTCCAGGTGCTGTGCGGGTTGCAGCCCTCATGATTCCCCGTTCAAAAACCCGATTCTTTCAGACCATTATGTGGATGGCGATTATCACAATGGCCGGATACTCGGGCATGACGGATGGTTCGTTTATCCAAGTAGGACTACAACAAATACAAAGTGGAAACTGTGAAGGAGGCTGGGGGTCGTTTGATTGGAATCGTCATCCACTGTGTACTGCATGGAAAGCATTGAAAACGCCCATTGTCACCGGCATGAATGATATGTACAAGTTAGACAAGCAAGGATTTTTTAAGTTATTGGCTGGATTGGGTGGATTGGTGATGGCTCCCATTGTTCTCAACTCAGGGTTTTACTGGCTTGCCTATTTTATGGATTATCAAATCACACTGATGGTCTCCGCCTTTTTAAACATAGAGTTTGTTGCTCCAGAAGCACAAGAACCAGGACTGTTTAGAATGTTAGCATTGTATAGACAAGTGACCAATCCTTTGGAAGCACTCTTATGGGGGCGTAGATTGATGGGGAATTCAAGACGTAGCCGAAGTCGCCATCGCAGTAGAAGCATACATCGCAGCAGAAGCAGAAGCATACATCGCAGTAGAAGCCGGCACAGTTCAACCGGAAACCTGGTAGAACTTGCACGCATTCGTGCATTGCAAAATATGGTAAGACAAGAAAGAAATCGTTCGGCAAGGTCGCCTTCGCCCGCGTCACTCAATTCTAGCCGCCGCAGACATACCGTAAGAAATGGAAACAGAAACAGAAACAGAAACAATCAGAATCGTAATTCTAGATGGGGAAACAATAATTCTAATCGCAATACTAGACGAAGCAATCGTAACCGCCGGTCCAGTCGTGGGTCAAGACGTTAAGCATAGAGTTTCAAAATATATTTCACCAAGGAACTACGACACACATCTTCTTCGGTCAATTGAACCTGAGCAATTTCTGGATGTTCCTTTCCCGCCAATCGTTCCGTAAAGTCCAACAAGCCAGACAGCCCATGATTGTCTTGTTGTTCCATGTCTCCAATTAGGACCATTTTACTACGTTCACCCATGCGGGTGAGTAACATTTTCAGTTGTCTCGGTGTTGTATTCTGTGCTTCATCACAAATCACAAATGAATCCATATACGTATTTCCGCGGCAATAAGCAAGAGGGGCTAGCTTAATCACATCCTTCTTCATCATATCTTCCAGCTGATTCATGGTATAATAATCCTTAAAAATATCCAGATAGGATTCAATCCACGGAGACATTTTAGAACGAATGTTCCCAGGAAGATATCCCACACTCTCTCCTTCTACCGATACAAGAGGTTTGGTAATCACAATGTGGTTCACTTGTTTTTCTTTGAGTTGTTCTAAAGCCGTCCTACAGGCAAAGGCTGTTTTCCCGGTCCCTGCAGGGCCTGTACAAACCACAAGGCTCTGTGTAGGGTCGTTGAGTAACGAGAGATAATGCTTTTGTTTTGTAGTCATTTTCAACCATGGAAGTGCGACAGAAGTAAGTTTCATATAAGTGACTATACAAAATCTGTTTATATGGTATATGTTTGATAAAATGATTCCGATTGTCCATAAGGAGTCTTTTCTGATTTGTGACTTAGACGATACCTTCTTTACGAAAAAATACCCCTGCAAGTTTACCGATTTAGACGGATTTATCAAATTGTTCAAACATGTCAAAGGAAATCTCATCTTTTTGACGGGTCATCCTTCCAAACAAGACATCAAAGACCGGTTCAACCATCTCCGCTTGAATTATCAGGATTTTACGATATTGTATACCTCTATACCCAAAGGTCTTTTTTTAAAAGAGTACAGGTACCCTCCTCGCACTGTCTTTATAGACAACAGTCGTTATCAAATCAAATCTGTTCGCAAACACTGTCCCGACATTCAGTGCATTCATTTCAATAAATAAGTGAAAAGTGAAAAAGTTAAAAAAATGAGGTTACCAAAAAATTGACCGGAATAAATTACTTAGGAGAAAGGTATAAAAGATGTCCATGAAACGATTCTGTGCGATTTCCAAATCTATCTACGGCCGAAAATACGTGGATTTGGGTGAGACGGAAATCCTGGAAGACAGCACGATAGAGGTGCTCAAAATCAAAGTGATTCCTCACGAAGGCGTTCATAAGAACAAAGAATATGTCCTGACGCTTCAGTTTCAAGACGAAGGCTGGCCGCTTATCTTTGTAGATTCAGAGCTGTTTGACAAAATCAAGACGCCGCAATACGTGCAAAAGAAAGGTAAGGTAGGTACGCACAAAGGCATTTGTATCAAGCGATTCAGTCACGGATACGCATTCCAGAAAAATTTCAAGGAACTCTGCAATAACCAATGGGACAATTATATTTACTATTTGATTACTCTATTCAACAACGTACAGGACTTTGAAAAGGGTATCGGATTTAAATCCAACTATAAAGAAATCTTGGGTATATAAGTTTTTTAATCCAATAGACTAAAAAACAAACAAAAAAACAAACAAAAAAACAAAAGAAAAATGTTCCTAACCAGAATCGAACTGGTGACCTACGGCTCATAAGACCGTCGCTCTAACCAACTGAGCTATAGGAACAAGTATCACGGGCGGGATTCGAACCCGCGAAGCCGAAGCACCAGCTCTTAAGGCTGGCCCATTTGA